ACTCCACTGACCCACGCTTCAGAAAACCTGAAGCGTGTTCGATCGCGTATCGTATAGGAGTTCCCTCCCAACGATAAATTGCTCGCGAACCCAAAAGGGTCATCACTCGTCCTGCCTGCCGTACTAAGACGGCAAAGTAACACACCACGATGGTCCCCCTGCTCTGGAATGGAGCATGGACCATAAATACGTATGTGTGATCCTTCCCAACCTACCTCACTCTGAGGACAAGGTGGGCGCCGAGAAATCGGCGTTAAAGAGCTGTCGCATGAGGGATTTGCTGAATCCACCATGAACCCAACGTCACCAAGCTGTTTAGGTACTCCAACGCGGAAGCGTTGAGGCACCGACATAACAAGGAGTCGATGGTAATCAAGCATAGCGCGAGACCGGACGTCATCAAAATTATGACGTTTGGCCAAATGCAAAGCTCGATTAGCTGCTTTGAATACTTCAGGGACGGAGGTGATCTCATCTTTTATATAGATGGGCTGACAATCTACACCATCGTAGTAGTGGACTCCGCACGATTCCCGAAAGGGCGTTGCGCTGAAGGACTTATCCGCATTTAAGGAGAAGCCCAGAAATTCACATACACGTTGGTACAACGCGACAGCTTCGGTGGGTATTATTACGTCGTCGCCATACACTCTGACACAAGGGTCAACGCCAACAACCTCGCAAGAGGCTGCAGCGAGAGCCCAAAATATCAAAGTCTCTAGCTCGAACGTGAATCCATTTCCCATAGAGGAAAATTTCTCCCACCTAAACTGCTTACCGTCTAGACTACCATGTCGCGAGCGACAGGCGTCTAAAACTGCAAACCACGTATCATCCATGATTAGCAAACGTACGACTTCTTTCGAAATCGTATCGCTAGCTGCTCTGAAATCTAACGTGGCAAGCAGTCCGGTAATAGATCCCAATCGGGCAGCGCTTTGGTTATCGCGCTGTGATTGAAGATCAATGCCGACAAAGACCTTTAAACGCTTACGCATCATCTTTCCTATCGAGAGTTGAAACCAGATATTTAAATCTGGTTCAATCGCGATAGAGCGATGTGTCTTCGCGTTCTTGGGTACAAAGGTCACTTGATTCCCGCTGACGATGGACAGGTGAGTTCCTGCATCGAACCACAGCGGATAGGCCTCGGTAAGAAGGTCTCGAATCAGTTCATGGAGTGGAAAAGTAATTTCGACTGAACGTCGAAATTTCTCTTCGGCACTAGTATCTCCTTTAACAGAGGTACTAGAACCGGGGCCCCATGCCCCTTTGTCAAACCACTCGTTCGGATCGAAGTCGCCTAATACCTTGGATATTTTATGCGCTGCGGTAGAAATTACTGCAGCACACTCACCCTGATAATCAGGTTGAGATCCTAGGGTTCGGATACGACGATTCGTTTCATGACAGCTCTTTTCAGCGGCCTCGAACTTCCCGATAGCAACCTGTTTAGGGTCGGTTTCGAGATTCAAAAACGTAGCTTTCGAGAGGAGATTACTTATTAGGTAATCGTCACGAAATTTAAGAGGACCATCATAGTCCTCTGGCTTTGACGTCAATTCCAGCAGCTGGGCATGTTCCTTTTCACGGAACATGATCCAAACTGCTAGAGATCGAGGTGTGTCAATTGCCTCGAGCAGCTTGTGAAGAGAGCGAGCCGAAATATCGGACCGCACACCGGAGGTGGAATAATTCCCCCTCCTGGCACTCTTACCTGAGCGCCATTGTCTTTTCCGCATTTTCGTCTTCTTTGTTTAACAAAAGAAAAGGAAATCAGTCACTCTGATCTGTGAAACACTACGAGCTTTAGCAAGTACTGTATACACGGACAAACGGCTATTTAATAGACCGTCTCGAGGTTCTGAACACAGGTGTCAACGACATTGCCTGCGGCCAGGGCGTTACGGAGCAACGTCACCATATCCTTGCGGTTCTGGGTGGTGCTACGTTCCGGACTGACGAATTCAATCACAGCAAAACAGTCATACGCCTTGGTAGGCGCTGGCTGAATACCAGACGAAGTCGACGGGGACGTGGTTTCCAAAGTCGGAAGAGCCAGACGGACAGTGTGCTTGTAATTGCGGTTACCCTTAGAAGGGCGACGCATTCCAATACTCAGCCCATCGTAGCCAACAGCGATACCCGTTGAACGGTTTTCGTAGGTGGCGACGTAGTTGGAATCAATGCCAACAGGGGCAAAAACACGAGTTGCGGGGGTCGGTTGACCGTCCACGAGAGAGATACTGGCAATAGCCGGCATTTCTAGATCTTTCTGAGAAGGGACCAATAGCACCTGGGACGGACAGAATTATCTGCCCCAGGCTTGCCGCAGTAAAGAAGCTGCGGTGGCACAATGTGAAGCGGAAAAAGGGTCTTTCAAAACAGGTAAGTAAGCCATAGGCCAGTTAGTTAAAACTGACCGACTTACATCAGTCCACTCAACAAAAGCAGTGGTCTGGCTTGTTTCGACGTTCCCTCCGTTAAACAATGGCGTTCTCGTAACGTACGCTGCTGTAAGAGCGACTTTCTCCTTTGTGAAAGTCGTGTAACTACCATCTCGGAATTGCTTACCGAGGTGATAATCAAGCTGGCTCAACCAGCCGCCAACCCCAACTACCCAGTCTACAACAAATGAGAGTTTAGCTAACTCCCAGGCTGTCGTACCCGGATTCGTCAACCCTAGCGACGCAAGCGTTGCTAAGAAAGGACTGGTCACAGCGTACTTTACGCGGAGACCTACTTCCACCTTTAGAGACCAGTCTTCAACCCCGCCCCGATAGGAAGAATCCCGTCGGGCGGTGTCTTGGAAAATGGCTCTATCCTGGACGATATTATATCGTTCTTTCAATGCGCCTCTTTCGAGTGCTTCAACAGCACCCTTAAGATCCGCAATGAATGGCTTTATTCCGTAATTTATCATCAACCAAAGGTTGGCGAAATCGGCGGAGTTGGCCAAGGAAAGATGGCGGTAGATCGATTTCGCGTCCTTGCGACGCGCTGCATCGAGAGCTAGTTTAAGACGCGTAGCAATGTCGATGAACATTGCACGCGTCTCACGGATCTCACCTGCAACTACCGATAAATCGATAGCTGCATCTTTAATCTTTGACTGTGCTTTCGCAACAGCCTGATTATAAAGATTGAATCTGACAGCGTCTTTAAACGCGCCAGACCAAGGTGAGGCGTTAGGCGAGAACACACTCAACACACCCGTCAGAGTCTGAATTGACTGTAACTGGCCAGAGAAGATATCGTAGGACTTCAATTCTAGAAAGCCCCGACGATACCCCTGACTAATTTCAGAAAAGACAAACGGATTCTGCGGAAGTTGACCAGTTCTCTTCTTTTCAGCAAAATCTAGAGTGCGTACTGAGTTCCTATTAAGGTTCCCAGTACCCTCCGTCACGACTGCGACCGAAGTCACGGTTCCAGCTGCAGACACAGTTTTCCCAACTTGTGTCCCAGGTATGGTCCAAGACCTCGATTCCAAAGTCATGAT